AATCAAGATATTGTTTTTTATTTTCTTTAACTTCAATAATTTTCATCAATCGCACCTACAAATTCTGATTTATCAATCTTTAATATCACATATTATACATCATAAGTATGAAAATTTCTACCCGCCATCTGGTGACCTCAAATTTAAAACAGGTGGCTTTTTTTATTTTCAAAAAAGTTGAAAATTTTTGCTCAGAGGGGGCGCAAAATGCCTCTCCCAGTTCAAACAAGTGAGTGGGAGTGATTCCAAGCTGATTCGTTACTAAACGCAAAATCGCAATCAATATGATGAAGCCCCCGAAAGTGCGAAACTTCCGGGGGCTTCATCATGCTTTCCGCCTTCTAGGCTCGAGCCAGATAACGCCTCTCAAGGTGTCGGACGCCTCGTCGCTGCTTACCTCTTTACGTACGGTGTCAGGTTTCCATTGGTTCCGTGTTTTTCGTAGGCATTATGACGTTTGCGAGCGCCACTACCTTTGCCATGTTGGGGCCGGACAAGGCCAAGCCGTGTCAGGAAAGCTAAGAACCATCGTGGCTTGACATAGCGGCATCCGCAGAATGATTACGATCCTGTGCAAACGTAGAATGTCCTTCCTCCGTTTTTGCGGAGGAAGGACATTTTCATACCGTTTTCAATATTATTTGCGGATTATCCTGGACAATCATTGCTAGGCCAGCATGTTGGTCCACATGTTTGCAAAATCAGGAAGCGTTTTCGCAGTGGTGGCGATGTTCTTGATTAGAATGCCGTTGATTTTCAGCCCCAGCATCGCAGCGAACGTCGCCATGCGATGGTCCGCATAGGTTTCCATTTCAGCCGGCCTGAGATTCATTGCCGGCACTGGCGCGATCTCCAGCCCGTCGGGAAGCTCACGGGCATCACCCCCGACTCTGGTGATCTCGTTGACCAATGCTTCCAAACGGTTCGTCTCATGGCCACGCAGATGACCGATGCCCAGCATGCGCGTAGGAGCATCGGCGAAGACCAGGATTGCGGCCAATGATGGCGCGATCTCACCTGCCGCCGTCAGGTCGAAATCACCTAGGCCGCTGACACGACCGTCGCCGGTCACTTCGCAGTACCGGACGCCGTCAATCACCGGGAAGTTGATTTCGGCTCCCATATGTTCCAAATATCCCGGAAGCAGGCCTCCGGGTTGCGTGGTGGATTCCGGCCAATGAGGCACGCGCACGGTTCCTCCGGCGATGAGCGCTGCGCCAAGGAACGGGGCGGCATTCGACAGGTCAGGCTCGACCGTCACGGTTTCAGGCAACTGCACGGCTCCCGGCTGCACGGTCCATACGCGGGCGTGTTCGTCTGCGTTGGCACGCACGCCGGAACCTTGCAGATCGGCCACGGTCATGCGAATATGAGGCAAACTCGGCGTCTTCTCCCCCGTGTGATGCAGTTCCAAACCGCCTGGCACTCGAGAGCCGATGAGCAATAGTCCTGAAATGAACTGCGAGGATCCCGAAGAATCAATGCTGACTACGCTCGGCTTGACGCGCTGGCTCACCGTTTGAGGTGGAGTGATTGTAAATGGCAGGCGACCTTCCTCGCCGCGGTATTCGATACATGCCCCCAACTGTTCAAGACCGTCCAACACGGGCTTCATCGGACGTGCGTACGCCTGCTCGTCACCGTCGAAATCCACAGGACCGTCCGCGAACATGGCAAGACCGGGCACAAAGCGCATCACCGTTCCCGCAAGACCGCAGAACACCTTCGCACCACCGTGGAACCGGCCGTCGGACGGCGGCGCCACCGTAACCGTGGTGTCAACCTGCTCATCGATTTCGCAGCGCACTCCCAACGCGCGCAATGCGTCCATCATCAGCTCGGTGTCGCGCGAACGCAACAGGCCGACCAGTCGCACGGGCCGATGTCCGAGCGCCGCGAGAATGAGATAGCGGTTCGACAGGGATTTGCTGCCCGGCACCACAACGGTGGCGTCGAGCGTCTTGCCGGCAAACGGCGCCGGCCAAAGATTCTCTTGAGATGCGTTCATAGGGCTTATCGTATCCAAAACCCGTGGCAAACAACGCTTCAATCTCGCCATGTAGCGTGCGTATCTTGCTCGATCTCGGCAATTGGACTCCGTCCATACCATTTCCGTTTGAAAACCCAGGCGGACAGAACTATGCGAATATCACAAAATGCCACGAGGAATTCCCGCGATCGTCGTGTTTGTACCGGAAACCGGGGAAAGGATTTTTCAAACCGTCTGAAACACCTTTGTTTCCAACGGTTTTGGTCGGGCTGACAGGATTTGAACCTGCGACATTCTGACGGGCCGAGTACAAATCACAGCCAACCACACTAGGCTTCAACGCCACTAGAAACGTTGAAATATCAACGTTTTTAGATTGACAAATAGAAGCAGTACAAAACAGTAGAAACGAGCAAAAACCGAAGGTCATCGTGTCTGAATCGTGTCTGAACACGCGAAAAGCGCCCCGCTCCCCCACAGTACATGCGGAGAGAGCGGAGCGCTGTTGTCATTCGAAGCCGGCGGCCTGATTGTAGCGTTTGGTGCTGTAGCCGAGCAGTCCGGCGAGGAACGTGCCGACGGCGGCGACCGTCATCGCGATCGGTGTCATCAGGTCGATGTGCCAGATCGTGCCGATGGCGAGCAGCAGCACGACCAACGGTGCGATCACGTAGATCGCGACCCATTTGAGTACGTCGTACACCTTATCGGACAGGAACGGCGGCTTGGCAGGAACGGGATCCGGCAGGTCTGTGGAATCGGTCATGGTGAATCTCCTTAAAACAATGGGGCCCGCACCCGTGGTGGATGCGGGCCATGATGGACTAGTAGTAGAGGACCTCGCCCGGATAGATGAGCGACGGGTTGCCGCTGCGGTATCCGGTGATCTGCGACATGCTCACCCCGAGCCGCTGCGCGATGCCGGACAGAGTGTCGCCCGAGCGCACGGTGTAGACGCGTCCACCAGCGGACTGGTACTGGTAGGAACCTGCGTAGGTCACGACCTGACCGGGGTAGATCAGGTTCAGGTCCCCGCTGGGCACGCTCCACGAGGACAGCGGCCACGCGTCGTATTGCGCGGCGATGCCGCTCATGGTGTCGCCGCTTTGCACGGTGACCTGCAGCGACCCCGTGCCGGACGAAAGCTGGCCGCCCGTGGCGGTCTGCTGCGTGATGCCGCGGCAGACAGTCTCGCCGGCGTAGATCAGTCCGGGGTTGCCGGACGCGTAGCCGGTCCACTCGCCCCACGTTCCGCCGTATCGGGCCGCGATCGCGCTGAGCGAGTCGCCGGTCTGGACCACGACGCACTGGCGTCCGGTGTTCGCGGTCTGCTGTCCCGTGGCGCCGGTCGTGGTTTTCGGCAGCGGGGCGGATGGGTGTTTCGCGCCGTCGCCCTGCGCGTATGCGTCCCACTGCCAGCGTTCGCCGCGGAACACGTTCAGGTCGAGGTTCCCCGAATATCCGGGGAGACGACCGGTGGACGAATACTGGCGCATGGCCTCGCCGTAGGCGCCGTAGTTCCACGGGTTCGGCTGGTAACCGGTCGGCAGCATGTTCGCGTACTGGGCGACCCACAGGCCGCACTTGTTCCACACCTGCTGCGGGATCTGCCCGATGGCGGAAGCCTGCACGTACACGAGCGGCCACACGCGGGTGCGGTCGTGGATGCGCTGCACGAACTGCAGCACCCAGCCGCCGTTGCCCCACGCCGCGTTCTGGTTGCTTTCCCAGTCGAGCACGAACACCGCCCGGCCCACGTAATCGCCGATCTGCGCGAGGAACCAGTCGGCCTCGCTGGTGGCGTTGTAGCCGCCGGCGTAATGGTACAGGCCCAGCGCCTTGCCGGTGTCCACCGCGCCCTGCGCCTGCGCACGCCACGACGGGTTGACGTATCCGGCGGCCTGCGTGACCTTGACCACAGCCAGATCTGCGTCCACCAGCCTGGTGATGTTCGACGGCTGCCAGCTCGACACATCAATGCCCTGCATGTCCGCCAACGCGGTCGCCGGCGATACGCCGAGCAGCACGGCGACGATAATCGCGAGGATCCGCATCACCAGGCTCGGTTTGCTCTTGTTCTTGATGTCCAATTCCTCTCCTTAACTGTCGGTTGATATGGAAAAGCCCCACCCGATCCGGATGGGGCAAAATTCTGATTGGCCTCTACCAGCGGTCGTCACCGCCACGCACGAGCGCCCATATGACGATCACGGCGACCACCATTGCGACGACGATCATCGACTCCTCCTCAGTTCGCGGATGTCCTCGCGCAGCTGCAGGTGCTCGCGTTCGGCGTTCGACACGCGTTCGTTGACGGTCTTGAACTCACCGTTCATGTCGTCACGCAGGCTGGCGAGCGCCGTCATGACCCGCTCGTGCTTCTCGTCCATGTCCGCGCGCAGCGGCGCCGAATGGTCGTTGGTGATCTCCCACTTGGTCGCTGTCTGCTGGTCGCGCAGTCCTCGAATCTGCCTGGACTGAATCACCGCCACGACGACCGTGGCCAGGCTCGGCACTATCGCGATCAGGATCACCGCCCACAACGGGGTGCCGGATGGAGGAGTCATGGATCGGTCCTTTCGGCGTATACTCTGAGGTATGAGTGATGTGGTATCGGCCGTCGGCAGCACGGGAAGGATCACCTACGTCGCGGGAAAAGCTTCCGGCGTCCTCGGGAGCATCGCCGACTACTGGGGATTGGGACGATGGCTTGACCGTCGTTCCCGGTCGAAGGACGTGGACGCTGCCGTCGAACGGTACGAGTCCCTGTACGGGACGGGCATGCCCGACGAGGTGAGGGACCTGCTGTACGCGAAGTACGTCGCTGAGTCCAGAAGGCTGGACAATCTCACCGAGGTGCTCTCCATCCTCCGGGACGCGCGCCGGGGAAGGGACGATACCGGCACTAAACCGCAACAGGATTGGCTCGACGCGTTCGAGGACGGGGCCTCGCACGCGTACGAGGATGAGATACGTGCGTTATGGGCGCAATTGTTGGACGAGGAGATCACGTCCGCCGGGAGTTTTTCGAAAAGATCGCTTGCGACGCTCAAGGGCATGAACGGGACGGAAGCCAGGAAGTTACGTGTCCTTTGTTCATGGAGCGTCGAGATTCGGGACCAGACCGGCCGATGGGTGCCCGTCCCGTTGCTGCAGTCCCCACTCGAATGCGGGGCCGGGGCGAACGGGATACCACTGAGCGAGGTATCAATGCTTGAAGACGCCGGATTGACCACGCAGATGCCGGGTCACGCTCCGGACGTCTACGTGCCGCCAAACTCCACATGCGTTATCCGCGTCAACGCGACGCCGGCAACGCTGCGCAACGATTCCGACCAGCTGCGCGGATACCGCCCGACGTATGCGTTCACGTCGATCGGCATTGAGTTGGCGAAACTGTGCGTCCTGGGCGACGCCGACGCGGATCTCCCGTCGATTCTCCAGTCGCGTCTCTCATTGGTCGAACGGTGACGCCGCCTTCTTCCCGAACACCATGTTCGGACTTGGCCGTAGGCCCGGTTCGAACATGGTGGTTTGCACGTCCGGACGCCGTACTGTGCCGTTCGGATACCGTACCTGTGGGGCAGGTATCCGGACTCCGAGTGACGGGACGTGCACGCCCGTCGTCCTGGTTCGTCGTCAGACGGGTGTTCCGTGCTGCGGTCAGGCGAGCACCGTGTCCACGGAGATGGAGATGTCGAGTTTCATCCCGGTCTCCATCTGTCTTGCTCCGCTGGCTTGGCGGATGACCATGCTGGCGGAGCCGTTGCCGATCGACCAGTAGTGCTGGTTCAGCGTGTTGTATTCTCCGTCGAAGCCGAGGACGGCTCCGGTCCGGTATCCGGGGAGCTCGAGCCAGTTCGGCGTCCAGCACATGACGAATCCGACGCCGCCCAAGGATTCGTCGAAGTCGGCGTCCGTGAGGATGCGCCACAGGTGCAGGTACAGTCGCACGGACCGGCCCGCCACGTGGAGCTTGGCGTCCAGCGTGTCCTGGTCGGCCGTCTTCGTGATCTGGCCTGACGCGTCGGTCACGGCCGTCGGGTCGGCGAGCCCGGCGAGGATGTTGGACAGGTGCGCGCCGATGACGCGGTGTCCTGAAGCGTTCGGGTGCAGGCCGTCGGCCAGGAGCGTGTCGTCCGTCCCGACCCAGGTGAAGGCGTCGGGCGCGATCATGGCGCCGCGGGCCATGCCTTCGGAGACGATGGCGTCGTAATAGCCGACGTTCCTGTGGTCGAGTCTCCCGTAGGTCGGGTTGAACGCGCCTCCCAATCCGGAGGCGAGCAGGATCGTCGCGTTCGGGTACTCGCCGCGGATCGCCTCCATCACGCGGCGCACGCCGTCGCGCCCCTTCGTGACGTCGCGGTCGACGTCGTTCACGCCGCCGCACACCACGGCCAGCCTGACGCGGGAGTGGTCGTACGAGTCGTCGGACTTGCTGTTGGCGACCTCGTGGGCGATGTCGCCGCCGGACTGGCCGGCACGGTAGAATCCCTCGCCGCCGGCCGCGTAGTTGTGGTCCTCGAACCCGAACGTGGACGACAGGACGTCCCTGAACGTCACGCCGCCGGACAGGTATCCCGCGGTGATGCTGTCCCCGAAGAACGGAACATGGCTCCCCCACCGTCCCTTCAGGCCGGCCAACGCCTGCTGGGTGGCCGAATCACCCAAAACGTACGCGGCCACGGCCTCGTCAGCCGGCACCGCGTCCACGCCCGGCAGGCCCTGCGGACCCTGCGGGCCCGTCGCCCCGCGCGGTCCCGGCATGTTCGCCTCCATCAGGTCCACTATCTGCTCCGTCATATCAAAAACCTTTCCCTTGAACCGTTCAATCCGACAGGGTGTAATAGCCCCAGCCCAGCGTGCGCCTGGTCCCGCCGTCCGGCGACGTGACCGTGACCTTCCACTGGCCGGTCCGCCGGGCCGCCCACACCGCGTCCGTAAACGCGGAGGGCGGGATGTCCGCGATCGCATACCCGTCCGCGGTCATCTCCCCGCACGCACGCGAATACCACAACTCGCTCCCGTCCGGGCTGCGCAGCTCGACCACGCCGCTCCACGCGCCCAAATCCACAGCCTTCACGGTCCCGTCCGGATACCTCTGACGCCACCGGCCGCCCAACCGCTCGCTGTCCCCACGCACCAGGCGCACGTCCAGACGCCCGACCCTCCTGCCAACCGTCGCCATGCATGTCCTCCCTTCTATTCGCCGAGCCCGTCGAGCGCGTTCAACCGTTGGAAGATGCGCCTGAAATTCTCGCCCACCGTCACCAGCAACTGGTTCTGGATCGTGTCGATGACCGACTGCTGTGTTTGCAGCTGCTGGGTCAGGGACTGCAGCGAGGCCACCGTTTCGCCCTGCTGGCCGGCGAGCGCGTCCTGCTGCTGGCGGAGGATGACCTGCTGCAATCCCTGCGCACGGGTCAGCGCGTCCAGCTTCGAGGTCAACTGGGTCAGCTCGGTGCCCGTGGGCCGGTTGGCCTCGCGCTTCTCCGCCTCACGGCGGTTACGAGTCTGGATCTGGGCGGCTATCCAGCTGTTGCCGCCGGATGTGTATTTGCGTTTGAGGTTGGCGACCGGGGTGTCGAGTGGTTCGCCCTGGTCCTCGCGCACCATGGTCTCGACCGTCTGGGCGAGCAGAGCGTGGCCCGAGTCGTTCGGGGTGATCCCGTCGGCACGCAAGTCGGGGTCGCTGCCGCAGATGGAGCGCATGTCCGGGATGCACAAGGCGCCGGCCTGGTCGGCCGCGAGTCTGATGGCGGTCAGCACATGCGCCTGGTTCGACACCGTCGTGTCGTCCGTGCCGGCGGGGATGCAGCCGGGACCGCAGCCCACCACGATCCGCGCCCCGGGGAACAGTTCGGCGGCGTGCGCGATCGTGTCCGCGACGGCCTGCTGCATGCCGGCCACGTTGGCGAACGAATCCAGCAGACCGGCCATGAGGAACACGTAGCCCACCGTCACGCCCGCCGATCCCGAGGCGGCCGCGTCGAGCTGGCCCGTGAGCGTGTTCCCGTCGATCATCCATCCGACTCCGGATTTCGCCTGGTTGCGCTCCTCGAGTCCGAGCGCGCCCGAGGCGAGCGTGGAGTACCGGTGGGCCGTATCCGATGCGCCATCGCCGGCGGTGACCTCGTCGCCGCACCATACGGCCACGCTCCCCGCCGCCGTCAGCGGCATGATGTCGTCGCTCATCGATCGATCCTTTCCTGCGCCTGGATGGTCAGCCAGTCAGACGATGAGTCGCCATCGACGTCGGTGATCTTCAGGGGGATGGTCCTCGTGCCGAGGTGGTCGTCGCTGACGGTCAGGTCGGCGGTGTCGCCGACCCTCACGTCGTGCTCCTCGCCGATTTTGACGGTGTACGTCTCCACGGGCCACGCGCCGCGCGCGCGAGGTCGGCCAGCGCGTGCTCCTGCAATGTCCTGAGCTCGCTGACGGTGGTGTGTTCGGTGTCCTTGGACTGGAGGAACATGCAGCCCACGTCAGTGGGGATGGTGGTGGTGCGCCGGCACATGAGCGTGCGGTCGTCGTCCTTGCCACCGACCGCCCATGCCTGGCAGGTCATGTCCGCGCCGTCCCCGTCCAGCTTGGAGAGGATGACGCGCGAGCCGGGCACCATCGCGTTCCACCGGTGATGCGCGGGCTCGGGGTCGGCCACGAGGTCGAACGTCAGACTCCCGTTCCCGGTGATGCGCGGATCGAAGCGTATCTCGGGCCCGTTCTCCAGGCCGGTGATGTCGTTGATGCGGTCGGCGACGGTGGCTAGGTCCCACGCGTAGTAGGTGCGCGTGTACGAGCCGCCCTCCGCGGCGGGCAGGCTGATGGGCAGCGGCCCCCACTCCAGCGTCTCGGCCACGAGCCCTCGGATGATGTCTGGGTAGGAGCCGGTCAGGGTGAGGGCCATGCCGCTGGCGGGGTGCTGTTCGTCGACGAGGATCGCGTCGTCCCTCCACGCGTCCTTCAGGCCGCGGGGCAGGACGAGGCGTTTCGACAGGAGTGTCAGGCAGCCCCCGCAGTCGAGCGAGAGCCTGCGGCTCTCCGCGTCCCACCCGTACGATGTCAGGGGCCCGGCATGCATGACCTGGTCGCCGCGCTGCACGGCGAGGATGACCCGCCAGCAGCGCAGCAGCTCCCACAGGTTCTGCCGGACGGCGGTCCTCGAGTAGTCGATGGACGCGCTCATGCTGCCGGACGAGTTCAACCCGTCGCTCCACGAGCACGACGTGTACGGCAGTCGCGTCAGATGCGCGCCCGACCCGATGTCGTACGCGTGCACCGTCAACGCCGGAAGGGACTCATACGGCATATGGTCACCTCCATGCGGGACGCAGGGTCATACTCACGTTGGCGCCCGCATCCGCGCTCACCGCGACCCCGTACGAGCCCGGTCTGATGGGGAACGCGAGATCGTAGGTCACGGTGCCGGCCGACGGGAGCATGTCCCGGAAATCCAGCTCGAGACCATCCGCGTCGCCCTGCCAGCGCACCTCCCCGTCATCCAATGCGAGACGCAATGATGTAACATGCCCGGACACGGTCACGCTCGGCCATGTGGGCGCGTTGCCCTCGTTACGCACCCGGCACACGCTGCCCGACGCGGCGAACGTGACGGGACGCCCGTATTTGAACGGGTCGGGGCAGTACAGGACGAGCGCGAACACGGCGGCCTGTTCGGTCGGCAGCGGCGTGGGGTCGGTGTCGTCGGCGAGCCAGCAGTCCGCGCTGCGCACGCCGTGCGCGTCCTCGACCGTAAGGGTCAGGGGCGTGCAGGCGAGCGCGTTGAGCCGGTCGCGGAGCACGGCGAGCTGGATGCTGCTGCGGCAGACGGCGGCGGCGTTGACGGTCACGGTCCTGCCGCCGCCGGTCAGCCGGCTGGGCCAATAGGCGCCGTCCTGCTGAGGCCTGTCCGTGGCCTGTTCGCGTGCGCCTTTGGCCCCGTACCATCCGGTGATCTTCGTCACTCGCATAACACCGTGGTTCATTGGCCGGACCGTCGTGAATGCGAGCAGGTCCGTTCCCGAGTCGATGGTGACGCGCATCATGCACCTCCGTAGCGAATCATCATGTCGCGTTCACGTGCCTCGAGCTTCGCGAGGACCAGGTCGGCATCGTTCGCCACGATCGTGTATGACGGCGAATAGGTGACTGTCCGGTTCGGTGTGAGGTTCGTGACGGTCGGTTCCCGGTATGCGCCGTTTTCCGGTATCGTCCCGGTCTCGTTCATCCGGTCGAGTTTGGCGTAGCCGATGCGGCTCGCGCTCTTGGCGCGGATCACGAACTCGCCCGCGCTCAACGGGGTGATCTGCGCGGTGTCGCTCACGCGGCTTCCGGGGCCGGTGACGCGGCCGCCGTCGATCAGGCCGCCGTACGCCCTGCCGCCGCCGGTGACCACGTTCACGGCCGCGTTCCACACGCCTGACACGATGCTGCCGAGCTTGCCGAGGATCCCGTCCAGGGGGCCGCTGGCGTTGTCCATCACGTCGACGACCGCGGTCGCCTTGATGCCGCCGTACTCCTGGACCTTGCCCTTGGCCGCATCGGTCTTGGTGATGGCCGCGCTGTTGTCGGCGTCCTCCTTGGCGGTGGCCGTCTGCGTGCCGAACGTGCGGACGCTCGTGGTGGACTGCGCGGTCTTGCCCTCGGCGTCCGAATTGTCCGCCTTCAGCAATGCCGTGGGCTCCATGAGACCGAACAATTGCAGCTGGGCGCTGACCGCGTTCAGCTGCGCGTTCGCGTCCGTCGGGTCGGCCTTCAGGAAGCTGGTCACGATGTCGGGCAGCGTGTCCATGTTCAGCTTCAGCCCGTCGATGTCACCGTTCGCGGCGTCGGTGAGCGCCTGCATGAACGTGGTCTTCTGCTCCGGCGTCAGGTTCAGCGTGTCCAGATACGTCTGCACCTCGAGCTTCGCATCGCCCGCGTTCAGTCTCACGTCGGTGGTCACGTCCGAGGGGATCAGCCCCAAGGCGTCGGCGACGGCGGCCGCCTGCTCCGGGGTCTGCCCGAGGGCCTGCAGCTGGTTGATGAGCGCGTCTCTCATCTCCTGGACGCGGTTCTTCGCGGTCTGCACCGCCTGGTCCATGCCGCCGTACGCGTCGGCGTTGGCGATGATGCTGTCCACGTTCTGCCAGACCGACGCGCTGAATTGCTGCAGCGCGCCGCGGCTGGCGTCGCTCATGGACGACAGGTCGTTGAGCGAGTCGCCGTTGGCCTTCAACGTGGTGCCCAGCTCGCCCATGCCGGCCGACAGGTTCGCGTACGCCCGGTCGATGCCGTCCGCGGTCTGCGTGGCCTCGACCATGGCGGCGATGTTCTCCTTGTACGCGTCGCGCAGCTTGTGGGCCTGCTCGCTGACGGTGGCGAGCTTCATGTTCTGACCGCCGAGCGCCTCGATCCAGTTGTCGGCGCCCGTGTCGAGCTCGACCATGGCGTCCGCGTCGCCCTCGACCGCCCTGCGGAACGTGTCGAGGCTCACGTTGGCGTTGTCCAGGGCGGTCATCAGGGTGCCGTCGCTGATGCCTGGGATCTGGAACGTGGCGAGCTGGTCGAAGAACCCGAGCTTGCCGGTGTCATGGTCCTCGAGCGCGTCGAAGTACGATTCCGCGCCGTTCGACGTCTCGAACGCCTCGTCCAACGCCTTGACCTGGCGTCGCGCGGCGGACGCCTGGCTGGCGACCGCCCCCAGGTAGCCGGCGACCAGTCCGGCGGTCGCACCGATCTTCACGGAGGAGACGCCGTCGAGCTGACTGGACACGGATCCGACCTTGCCGGCCGCGTCCTGCGACTTGGAGCCGATGCCGGCGATGCCGGACGCGATGCCGCCCAGCACGCCTGCCGCGCCCCTGGCGATCGAGATGATGTTGCCGAGCGGCTTGTGGAAGGCGACCAATCCGGCCGCGGCCAATTGGACTGGTTCGGGCAGGTCGGCGATCACGGGCAGCAGTGGGCTGACGGTCTTCAACGTGTCGGCGAGCAGTCCGAACACGCTGTTCGCCCCGTCCAGACCGGGGGTGAGCTCCTTGAGTTCGCCGGTGATGTCGCCGAACCCGTCGACGATCGAATCGAACGCCTCGCCCAGATCGCGGGTGACCCGCGGGTCGAGGTCGAACACGTCGCCGATGGCCTGCGCGAGGTTCCCCTTGAGCAGGCTGTCCGCGGCCTTGCTGAAGCGCTTCTGCAGATCATCGAGGTTGTCGGAGATGTCGTCGGTGAAATCCGAGACGATGTCGGTCGCGCCGCCCAACGCCTTGGTGAACGCTGGTTTGACCGCGTCCAAACCTTTGGTGATGAGCTTCTGCACGGCCGCATCCCAGTTGCCTACCGCGCCCTCGAACGTCTTCGTGGACTTGGCCGCCTCCACCGCGGCGTCGGTCATGCCGAGCTCCATCATCGCCTGGTCGAATTCCTCGGCGCTGATCTCGCCCTTCTCCATGGCGTCGCGGAAGTTACCCGTGTAAGCGCCCATGTCCCTGAGGGCCTGCTGGATCTTGCCGCTGGCGCCCGGGATCGCGTCCGACAGCTGGTTGAAGTTCTCGGTGGTCAGCTTGCCCTGGCCGGCGGTCTGGGTGAGTACCATGCCGACGCTCTTGAACGTCTCCGCGTTGCCTCCGGCGACCG